TATGGCCGGTGAACGTCCAATTGATTTTGGCAACACTTCCGGTTTCCATCGTAAACGTGAAATCGCCATAGCAGCCAAAAACTTTCATTACCGTAGCATCCGCATAATAATAGAAAGCCACAGATTTGTTCGGTGTGCTGCTAGATGTTGGAGCGTATGTTTCAGAAACACCTGGGCTATTTGTACCCAAGAAACCACACCCCTCTAACAGAGCGTCTATCTCTGGTGCAGTACCCGCTGCGCCGCTGCCCTTCACTTCGGTAGTGAATGAAAGAGAAACCAGGGTACCGCCATACAATGACTTTAGTGATCCCAGAGATGAACGAACAGGCTTGCGCTCGATGCTCCTTGCTCCAGCCAGCGCCCAGGATAAATCCTCGACCAGGATCGCATTTAGCGCAACTGTTGGCGTAGGATCAACGTAATATGTTGCCTCAACTTTAGCCAATAACACCTCTTTATGCGTTAAAAGTGACATCTTCTTTTTCCTCCGGTTCGGTTACTTCTGGCTCGGGTAATTCCTCGCCCTGATTAATCTGCCACGTTATCCGAAAGGGCAGGTCTGGAGTTTCTGGCTGTGGTTCCTTTTCCTTCTTCATAATGTCACCTATGCGCTGATATCTGTTCGTGAGGTTCTGTACTGCACGGCAAACTCCATGCGCCGTTTTGCTATCGGCTTGTTTCCGCTGCCATCAATTTCCTGCTCATATGCCTGCAAAGGTATGGTGTCGATAACATAAGACAGACCGAGTTTTGGGGTAGTCATGATTGCTGTGTAAACTTCTTTTCGGATTTCAGTCAGCAGCGTATCAACAACTGCAGCGGATGTTCTTACATATGCCTCGATGCTGACCTGTAATATCCAATCTATGTACCCACTGGATAGTTGCGACTGCAATGTATCAGGCCCGCCATAAATCATTAATCCAGGCAACTCGCCCTCGCTAATAGGATAAGATCGGCCACGGAATACATTGCTTCCTGTAGTCACTAACCCGGTGCAGGCTGTTTGTATTGCCTGCATAATGCTTTCTTCTCTAGCGTCTGCCATGATAGATAATTTGCTCAGGTATAATGTTACATACGAATCATATGGAGGCCCAGGTGGAGGATTATCAACTCCGCACTGGATATCGATACCCGTATCTGTTGCAACAAATGTGCCTTTATATATTCCAATTTCCCAGCCATCCCCATTAGGATAACTCAGGTCTGTATATCCGATTCCCGCTATTGGCAAAACCGTATGCCCACCAATGACTATACTGGCAGGATAAGTCGGGCCGGGAGGCCAGCGCAGGTCTTGCACCACTACTTCATATTGATAAGTTTTGCCAATTGTTAGCAGGCCAACATGCTGCTTTGGCAGCCAGCCTAACTTACAATAATAAAAATTATACCCGCCCAGCCCCGGCCCTAGACTTCCAGGTGTTACGCTAATCCCGGCAGGAATATTCGTGTACCAATATGCTGGATCATTAAAATACGGATCAGCAATTAACTCCGTTGCAAATGTCATACGTGTAACTGCAAAGTGACTAACCCAGTCCCATCCGGCTCTATGTTGATAACTGTATAAGTAACTGCACTGATTAGTAATGTATCATTATTAGCAACTGCAGGAATGTCTGATAATTCACAGGTAAAAGTCGGATCAGTAGAATCTACATCACCACCCATCGCTGCTAAATATCCATTATCAAAAATGCCATCCACGGATGTGCTGCCGTTATAAGTCGCAGTGACGCCGAACCGACTGATTGCGGTTGCGCTCATTCTCGATACTGTGTCTGCCCAGGTCATAAGAATTGGGGAGGCCGAAGCCCCCCCATCATCAATAGGCCAATTATGCAGCGCCCAGCGGGTTGACACCGACACCAGGAACAGTGCCAAAACCGTTCAGCTTGATGGTCGCGGTTGTCTCACCATTCGCTCCTGCAACCATAGCAGTGCCGCAGAAGAAATCACTAGCGGCAGGTACTGCACTCTGGTCATCAACAGCAGTCGCAGAATTGTCCCACAACACCTGGTCGCCAACAGCGAATACGGCAGCAGATACCTTTGGCAGCGTTACCACGCCTTCTATCTGTACTGCACCGATGCCAGTCGTTGCAGCAATATCGGTCAGTGCAACACCCAGCATAATCGATGCCGTACCGATCTTTACCGGGTCGCCAGAACTGATGGCACTGCCAGTATTCGCGAAGTCGATAACTTCACCCGTTCCAATTAACTTTGTAGACATTTTAAATCCTCCAAAACACCCCGTCAGGTTGACGGGGTATCAGGTTAATGGTTATTAATTGCCGTCGTTGAAATAAGCAGCACGGAAGTCCAGCGGTGCCGCTACTGCATCGATGCGAACCTTGTACTCCACGCCATCCTGACTCCATCCGTCCTTGCTTTCCAGATACGGAGCATCATTACCGTCAAGGAATGCAACCTCAACAGTATCGTGCATCTGCTGGTTAGCCAGCATGTACCAGGCTAGTGCGTCAGCCGCATCAAGACGGGCATCGGAGACAACGGTGAAAGTGCCGCTGATCGTGTTCGGGGTCAGCGTACCAGCCGTGCCAGCAGGATCATATTCGGCTGAGGCCAACACTTTTGCAGTGCCTTCCAGAGCCTTCGGAACGAGCAGGTATGCCGGGCTGATGTTCAGCACGTTACCCGCAGGATCAGTCTGCAATGCCATTGCAGTACGAGCCGCCTCGATGGTTGAAACAGACGGTGCTGCACCAGAACCACCGGCCACGTAATTGCTGTGGTTAGCGTGGAACAATGCCGTTGCGTCCTGATTCATGGTCGGGTTCCCGGTCAGCGTGGCATAGGCCAGATCGCCCACCTTGCGGGAGGCTGCTCGGCCCATGCTGCGCGGGATACGGGAGAACGCATCCAGATCATCGTTAATGATAGCCTGGCGTGAAATGTTAAACATCTTGCCGTAAGTGGCAAGGGTCAACACTTCCTTGAGATCAGAGAACGTGCCGTATTTGTACTCACCATTCTCATAGATCACATCGAGATCGCCGAACGTAGACATATTCACCCGGCTGGCCTGACGGAAGTCACTCAGCGAACCCTTGCGAGCCCAGACGTTCCACGTTTCCGGTGCCTCCTCGAATCCAATCAACGCTGCCTTGTTTGCAACGTTTTCCAGCAGGCTGCTGAAATCGGAGGTGGAATGGCCGATAACTGCGCGGGTAAATGCTGCACCCACCATGCCACGCTGATCCATGCCTTTGGTGTCTACGTTAATAGCACGGAGATATTCGCGAGCAATCTCGCTCATCCGCATACCGTAAAACTCATTTCTGCGTGCCGCCTTTTGTGCATCCCGATCCTCAATCAGGTTAGCGCGAACCATGATTGCTGCCTCTGCGCCTTCCATGAAACGATCCAGCACATCAGCGCCACCGCGGTTGAAACTGCCCTGTTGAAACTTGACATCCTTTGCGGTGCCGCGATCCATTGAGCCGTTCGATTCCGTCTGGCGATAATCACCAGCCATCGGTTGTGCATCACCGGCCAACAGGGATAGCAGCAACTCGTTTGCACGAACGGCTGTAATACCCTTGTCAACGCAGCTATCCAGCAAATCCTGGTACTCGCCGCCACGGGTCAGATAGGCATTGAAGCTGGTGCGGATATCGGCCTGGCGCTTGCGCTCGGCTTTTGCACCTGCATCCTGACCCTCTTTCAGATTACGCTCGCGGGTCACTTTCAGATCAACAACATTCAGATCGTCACGGGCATCTTCTCCACCCGACTTGTTTTCAGTAGGCATGATGCCCTCCATATTTCGGTTAATGCCGACAGTATGATCCGCCGGAACGGTTACTACACTTGCCTCATGGATTAGCCAGTCAGTGACACGAACCGTGTCGCTCTCGGCATCCTCCTTCCACTTTCTGATTTGATATCCGATAGAGATATCCTTCAAAAATCCATCACGCACATCGTCCCAGACCTCTGAGGCTTTTGCGTTTTTGCTAAAATGCAGAACACCGCGCAACTTGCTATCCGCGTCCAGCCGGATATCACGGATAATGCCGATTGGCTGGTCAGCGTTATGATTGAACAACATTGGCAACCCATCCACGGCCCGGCTGAGATCGATAGCATCGGACTCATGCACCAGCACCTCCGTTCCGAACCACCGAGATACGGGTATCTCACTGGATAGTGCAGCGGGAATTGTCCTCGCATCGTTGTCTGCCTGATCTCGTTGTAAAACTAGCGTGCGCTGATAAACCTCGCCACTAATTGTGCGCTCGGTCATGACTTCCTCCGTATTAGGCTGCGGCTTGATCTGCCGCTAATTGTGCTGCGTCCTGTTCGGACGTTGGAATAGATGTTGGTGTCTCTACCACCGGAGCCGAGGTGTCATTCTCGCGCTCCTTGTCTACTGCTGCCGGGTCGCCGCCACGCTCGCGGATCACCTGTGGCCTTGACTTGAATCCTTTCTCCACGGCCATCGCATCGGCCTCGACCTCCTTCTTGGGATCGATCCACGGCATCCCCGGCGCACGTATCAGCGGAGCGTACAAGGTTGCCTCATCGATGCCGGCAGGGATTTTCAACTGCCCAGATACCCGCGCCATGTCTACGAAGTTTCTCCAGATCGGCATCATCTGGGAATGCACGAAGAACTTGTTCATCCGCGCATATCCGGGTGCCGCTTCTACCATCTCCTGCCGCTGCGCGGAATAGGTGCCGTCATAGGTATTCGAGATTGCGCTGTAATAAA